GCTGCCGTGTGTGTGTAACGCAGCCTCAATAAGTTCGAGTGGTGTTTTGCCCTGCGCTTGTGCGCGCTCGGTGAGTGTCAATTGCGCCTCCATGCCTGCCCCCTGTCGTCTGTGCGCGTGATCGGATGCGTCGCCCCCCGTGGTGCTTTAAGCGTTGACTGACACGGTGACGGTCCACGCGCCGCTGGCCGTGCGCCGATACAGCACAAACCAGTCGTGATGACGCGCCCAGTCGTTTATTTCACAGGTCAACTGCACGCGATTTTTTGATGGAAGAACGGCGTGCAGTCTCGCGCATCGCTGCCGCCTCGCGGAGGCGATAGGAGCCGTAGGCAACGAGTGGGCGAGTGAGTAGCGGGTGCGAGTATTCGTGCATCATGGTTACTCGTCCCCCTGCAGCGTGAGCGCACCGTATTCCCCCCTGTACGCAGGCGTGCAGCTAAGCCCACGCGCGCCGATCACCCGGCCTTCTTCGTCTCTTACCGCCTCACCCGGCGCGAACACATCGGGGCGGTCGGGAACAGCGGACAGCACGAGGCCGCTGACGACGTAGATCACGCCGGCCTGCGGCGCCGGCAGCCCCTCGACGTCGCCAAACGTCGAGTAGGTGACGGCGAGGCCGTCGATGGTCCCGCGCTGCTCGCGGGTCTGTGCGACGCGGGCGACACGCCCGCTTGGCGGAATGCTGACGACTTTGCCGTCGACATCCACTACGTTAATCTCATGGGGGGTTAGATTTACGATCATCAGTCCTCCTTCTCAGTCTCTTCCTCAGACGGAGACGGAGACGGCGGGAACCACTGTTCCCCGTCCCGCTCCCACCCTGCTTCTATAAGAACTTCTTTGACCCACCACGCACGGGTGGTGGGATTTTCGATGTTCCACCACCCATATTCTGCGTTTGGGAGCCAAACGTACGGGAAGGAAGGAAACGCCTCCCCGGCAACGATGGATTCCCAGACGCTTTCCGCGTCTGCCGTTTCCCCCTTGTAAATCCTCACGAACCGGCGCTCAAGCGCCCGGTACGCGAGGTAAGCGGCGTCGCTCTCGAAGAGCGACACCGCCAGATTCTGCCCCACCCTTTCCTGTGCCACCGCAATTGCGGTGGCGTAGGCTTTTTGGGCCATAACCAAATCTTCGGCGAAAACACTTAGGAACTGAATGTTTTCGATCAAGGTTGTGCGCTTGGCGTCCATGATTTCTCCTCTTGGACTAAGTGATGCAGGATTGCATCTTTCTCCCCATCATGTGCACCGACATGGTGGGGAGTGAGATACACACCTACTGGGTGGAAGGGTTTCACTTACCGTATAGCAACTGCACGTGTTCCACCGGGTGCTCCCGGCCAGTCGCGTCGATGATGCTGACGCTGTAAACTGGCTTTCCTAGCTCATCTTCGCCGATTTCCTCGGCGAGAACTTGTACCACCGTGGAGTGGTATCCGCCTGTGGTTTGGCGGATAGGGTTTACGAGCAAGCCGTTCGGCGGGACGAAGTATTTCAGCGCTTCGTATTCCTTGACGAAAATGCGGTCCCCGACCGCTGGCGTGATCGGCATGATGCGGACGGTTGCGTTTTGCGCTGGGTTGGTCATCTCGTCGTCTCCTGTGTGTGCGGTCTATACACATCAGTATATGCGAGGGTGCATAGGTTGTCAAGCGTTTCGTGTAACCAATTTGTGGGGGGCCGTTGACAGGGTAGGGAGTGGGTGTATACTGAGGGTAGCTTGTAGACGTACAAGCTTGGGCGCTCGCGCTTACTGCGGTGTCATCATCGACCCTAAAAGGGTCCACTATAGCGGTACCGGCCGGCGGACGGTGAAGCGGTAAATGGTCCGCCGGCCACCTCTGGCGAGTTGCACGCCGACATGGGGGTACAACGGGATTGCAACGGAACCCGACGCACCTGCGGGCCTCTCCGTGGACGCACGGACAAGCGCAGGAAAAGCGTTTGCACGCAACGTCGGTGAACACGCCCAGCCCCCTCCCAAAACAACGCCGCCGCGATGTCAGCGACGATACCCGGCGGCACGGGTCAACGCATAGGAGGCGTCAACCTGATGTCCGCTGCGTCACAGCCACCGGTCATAGTCCGTCATCGGCTCCGGCCCGAACAGCGTCGGAAACCCGCCGCGCATCATCGTGAACCCGCGTTGCATGTTCGGCATTTTCGAGTCATCGAGCACCACGTACCCCATTGACGCCGGATCGAACAGCCCGCCGTTGTTGATCGTGACATACCGCTTGTACCGGTCCCACCCTATCGCGCAATGATGTTCGTGATGAGCCACTATGTTCTGTTGGAACTTCTGCGCGAGCTGGTCGGCAACGTTCAACTGCTGCACGCTGTACGCTTTCGAGTGCGTCACGCGCCATTCGCCGGTCGGCGTGTCGAGCGTCAACCATCCCCAGTGTGAGACATGCACGCGGTCCCTATGCGGCGTTACGAGGTTGCGCAGGTGCGCCGGCGATAACGCGCCGTGTGTCTTGCGCCCCACTCTGCGCTCGTGATTGCCACATATCCAGTAGATGTCGCTGAACACCTTCAAGAACTCGAAGATCAACGTTTCGGCGGCGTCCACTTCGGCCTCGAAGCGCGGCGTTTGAATGTCGCTGTCGTAGTCGCTGAACGCATCCGCATTGATGAAGTCACCGGCCAATATCAGCTTACGCGGCTTGCGCAGGTGCTTTTCGGCAATCGCCATCAGCGTGCCGGCGTAGTCGTAGTTGGTCGTCGGCAGTTGCACGTCACCGACAATCAGCCAGTCGCCGCCGGTCAGCCGCCACGGCGCGCCGAGGTCATGCGTGAACAGGTGCGCTTGCGACCGGATGCCCTTCCGCGCCCGGTACAGCCGCCCGTGAAACGCATCGAACGTCATCACGTCCGCGAGGTGCGCCCGCCAAAAGTCGCGCTGCCGCATGCCCGTACTCACGTACCGCGTGAGCAGGTCGGAGCCGGTCAACGCGGCCCGGTCTGCGGCCGGCATGTCCGCGAGTTCGTTGGTTTTCGCTAACCCGATTTCGGGGTCTTGAGTGGTAAAATTGGGTGAAACGCTCACGGGTACCTCCGTGTCGTGTTAGGCGCGTCGGGCGTGTCCCATACACCCCGGCGCGCCGTTTCGGTTAGCTTATGCCTACCCTACTGAGCGCCGCCGTCAACTGGTCGCGCGCCTGCTTCACCAGCGCCCACGCCTCGCTGTCGACCGTCCGCGGTGCCAACGTCCACGCCCCGCCTTTGGTCGCCATGTATCCGCCTTGCACGCGCTGGAACAGCCACTTGCCATCAACCGTTACCGCCGCGTCCAGCACGTCGACCGGATCCCCGTGCCCGACCGTGCCAACAATGCCCGCGCTCGTGCTCGGCCCGCTGCGCACGTTTACGCGCCCCCCTACGTAGTCCAACGTATACGCGCCGGCCGCGTAGCCTGTGACCGGCTGAGGTTGTGTCACTGCCATCGTATCGAACCCCTCTCGTGTCAATTCCATAAAGCGCGGTGCGGTGTAGGCGTTGAACGTCGCCCACTTGTCTCCGGTCTGTAGCTGGAAATAGCACACGCCCAACACCTCAGGATACGCCGCGTAGATCGCCTTCCACGCCGCTTGCAGCTGCATCGCCGCGTACTGCTGCCAGTCCTCGAAGCCCCAGCTTTGCCACACCGGCGCGCACGTATGCAGCCCCTCGGTATCGCCGTACACCTCGGCCCCCACCGCCTGCACGCGGTCGAAGCCCCATTCCCCGATGACGATTTGCGGCCGCTTCACGCCTATCTGATCGCAGTAATGCAACCACCGGCGAAACCGCCCCATCAGCCACAACGCCGCCCCGTCATGCACGGCCGGCGGCCAGCGGTCCGGCTGCTTCGCATCGCGCGCAAAGTCGACCGTCCACAGCGCCCGTGTGTACTCGTGCAAATCGAGGATCGCCCAGCCCGGATTCGCGGCCATCCACCGCAACAGCGGCAAATGCGCCTCAATCGTCGCATCGGCCGGAGACCCTACGCTAAAGCCGCCCACGCTGACCCGTATGCCCGCCGCACGCGCTTGTTTCACCGTTTCCTGATGGAAGTCCGCGATATTCAGCGCGGGGCCGTGTGGCTCGTTATTGAGCGCACAGTACACGCGCTCCCCGGCCAGCCCCCGATGCTCGTTGACCCACTGCGCAGGGCTGATGTAGTTCTGCTGGTTGTCGCCCTGCAAGAACCGCCGGTAGATCACCGTCGTATCCGGCAGCCGTTCGGACGCTTCAATCGCGCGGTTGACGTTCTTGATGTCATTGAAGTCATCGAACACCAACAGCGCGCCGGGCTTGTCAACCGCCCACTGGTCAAGCCACGCCGCCCACTGGTCGTCATGCGTGAACCCGGCGTGTACGTTGTATCCGATCCCCCGCTTCATGCGCGGTACCTCCGCCTCGACTGCCCATGCTTGTTCGACGAACGTATTGCCCGGTGTCGGCTCCGCAATCGCCGCGGCGAATTGGTGGCGCGGTACCTGCACCGGCCCGTATAGGCGCAGCGGATCGTGGAGCCACACGAACTCGTCATTGATGCCCACGGGCAGAATGAAATGTGCGAAGTTGTCATCGGAGCCAATCAGCGTGCCGTAGTTCACCAACGCCGCCGCCAACCGTCCGCGCCCCAGCCAATCGACCCACCACGCCATGTCTGCCGGCCGGCGATACGACCAGCGCACGTCATAATGCGCGAAGATGCGCCGGATTTCGTCAGGATCGCTGAACGTACCATCCGCCGTATCGGTCGCGCGTGCCACCTGCCCCGCCGTCAGCCGTTCGCCGGTCAGCGCGCGGTGGATCATGGCGAAGCACGCCTGAAAGCACAGGTTACGGACGCCTTGCCCCACCTGCGTGACGTGTTCCAGCGCAATGACCATTACGCGCCCTGCTGTATCGCAATAAACCGCGCTTGCGTCACTGCCTCGAAGCCCGACTGCGTGCTTTCGACCGTCACCACATAGCGCCCGTCGGCCGGTATCACGTACGACAGTTTCCACGTCCCTACTGCCGGGTTGGTCACGCCGGCGTCACCGTTGTTATACGTATCGGTTACACCGCTGGGCCGCCTCACCCGAAACTCGACCCCCGACGGATCGAACGCCGCGCCGTCACCGTCGGTAAACGTCACCGTCATGGTCACGCGCTGCCCCTCGTAATAGCTGGTCATGGCTCGAACTCCAATGCGGCGCTGGCCGCCTCGTCTGTCTCAATTGTCCCACTAGCCGCAAGCACTATCGCCAACGCCGCCGTGGCCGCCCGCGCAATGCTCATGCCCGCCGTAATCGGCCCCACTGCTGTCGTGGCGTAACTGACAATCCCGCCCGCCGCCGCTAACGTCAGCCCGCCCGTAAATGCCTCACCGACTGCCGTAACCGATACGCCGGCCACGGCCCCCGCCACCGCTTGTCCGAACGCCCCCGCGCTGGCCGATACCGCAATCCCGCCGGCCGCCGATACCGCGACCGCGCCCGTGAACGATTCCGTTGTCGCCGATACCGCCGCGCCGGACACCGCACTCAGATCAAGCGGCCCCGTTTCGCCCGCCCCGCCCGACGCGCTGGCCGTCACACTCGCGCCGCTGGTCGCAGCCAACGCCAACGCGCCGGCAAACGCTTCTGTCGAGGCCGCTGCGCTTATCCCGCCGGCCGCGCCCGCCGCAATCCCGCCCGTGAACGCATCCGCCGTGGCGCTGGTCGCAATTTCACCCGCTGCCGTCGCCGCCGCTTGCGCAAGAGCCTCCGCGCTGGCCGCGCTGCTGATCGCACCGGTCGCTGACGCCGCCAGCCCGCCCGTAAATGCGCCCGTCGTCGCGCTGGTCGCAATCGCGCCCGTGGCCGAGGCGATCACCTGCCCCGTGAACGCCGCGCTTGTTGCGCTGACCGCCGCCCCCGACGCCGCCGTCAGCAGCAGCGGCCCCGTCTCCGCCGGCGTGCTGCCAATCGCGTCTACGATGAAGTCGTCAAACGTCGCGCCGTCGTCTACCGTGCCTTCGCGGTACAGCCCCACGCCTTGCCCGCTCGACAGGCTCGACGGGATGTAATAGACCAAATGCAGCACGCTGTCGAGGTAGACATAGAGAACGTCGCCACTGACCTGACACTTGAGTTCATACGTGCCAGCCGACGCAAAATAGTTATTCAGGTAACACTTTTGCACGACCGTGGCCGAGCCGGAAATCACCGTCTCGATTTCGATTTCGTCGTTATCCGGCTGTGCCGTGTCCACAAATAGGCGCACGCGCATCATGTTCGACGCATCGGCGCGGCGGAGGATCAGTCCCGCCCGCAGGTCGCCCAACGTGCCGGCGATCACATCCACCGTTACCTGATAGTCGGCTTGGCCCGCGCTCAGGTAGGCGTATAGATCGCCGCTGCCCGACACGCTGGCGCGGTTGCTCTGGATCGTCCACGTCCCCGCGCCGACGCTCCAATCGGCGTCGTGCGTCGTGAGCGCCGTGCCATTGGTATCGGTGAACGCCTTTGTTTCGAGATTGTCGCCGACCGTCGGCGTGTCCAGCGCCGTCGTTTGCAGCGCGGCGGGCAGCGTGAACAGCAGCGGGTAGACCGCGAAGCTATCCCACGTCACGCCGGTGTCCGGTCCCGCGTACGTCGAGATGCCGTAGTACGTGCCGGGACTGTCCTGATAGCTGTCGGTGGTTGGGTTGACGATATCCTGTGTCGGCGCACCGTTGACCCAATAGCGGTAGGTGTTTCCCTGCCGCATGACGACCCACCGAAGCGTGTCGTTGGTGGTGATGTAGGGTCCGCCCGTCGCCAACGTCGCGTAACCGCCGTTGATCGAGTCCATGCGGATCGACGCGTCGTTGTACGGCGCGAGGTTGATCTCGCGCGTGCCTGACACGCGATTCATGATGACGCCGGAGTTGCCGACCGACGAACTACCCGTGGTCTGCTTGACGACGAGGATCACGTTGTCGTCGGTCCCGGCGTTCTTGCTGGCCTGATTCTGCGCGCCGCCGCTGCTGACCAGATACGCGCGGTTGCCAGAGATGCCGAATGTGCCGCCGCCGTCGACGGTCCAGTTGGCGTTGTCGTTGGTCGTGTCACTGCGGTCGAAGCGATCCGCGACAATCGCCAGCCCGTCGGCCCCGGCCCATCCGCTGATGTCCAGCAGGCGCACGTCCTCCCACGCGGCAATCCCCGATGTACCCGCGTCGTTGCGGATGGTCGGAAAGTACTCGTTGGCCGTGCCCACCTGTGACACAAACAGAATACGCGCCGTGGTCGCCGCCGGTACGTCCCACTCGGTACCGGCGAAGCTGTACGTTTGCATGGCGGCGATCCAATAGACCGCGCCCTCGCCTTCGTTCAGCGTAATCCCGATCTGATACCGCACCGCCTTAATCGGGTTGTCGGCTTCCAGCAGCAGCGGCGTCGTCGTACCGTCCGGCTCATAGGCGTAGATGCTCGACCCGCCCACAATCCGCAGGCCGTACCCGTCAATTCCGCCCGCCGTCTCCGCCAAATGGAAATACAGGTCGTCCAGATCGCCGTCCCACGGGGAGACAATCGCGGTGAACGTGCGCCCGCCGACGCGCGTCCAACCGCCCCCGCCGCTGGCCGTCTTGTAGCATAGGTTCGTGCTGGCCCCGCCTCCCCTGAGCCGCCCGTCCGCCGCATACATGCCCGTGCCGGTCACGTCGCGGTATCCAACACCGCTGCCCTCGCTGGCGTTGGCGTCCACTAGCGGGTTCACGTCGCTGGTGAACTTGTCACGCAGCAGGTAATCGACGCTATCCTGCGTAAACGTGGATTCGGTCATGATCTAGCCCCCGCGCTAATTGCTTAGGTCAGGGTCAAGTCCAGATCGCCAATCGCAATCGTGAGTGTGCCGCCCGCGTTGACATTCTGCGATGATGCCAGATCGTCCGAACCGAGGAACGTGCCGTCGGTGCTGGCCGTCCAGAACGATACATGGCTGATGGTTTCGGTGGCCGCCAGCGATGTCCACTGTACCTGTGCCGTGTTCGAGATGGCCCCCGACGCCGCCCCGCTGCCGAACGTCACCGCCTGGCGCGTGGTTTCGGTCGCCGCGTTGTTCGTGCCCGCCGCGCCCGGATCTCCGGTGTGCAGCTTGACGTAGAATGCGGCGTTCGCCGAGTACGCGCCTCGCCCGACCAGCGCGTCTAGCATCTTGTTGCGTTCACCCTCTGCAATGCTTCCCATGTCTCAGCCCTCCGCTATTCGAGTACGTTCAGCATCAACTTGATCGAGCCGGCCGCGGCACCGGCAACCGTCATCTTCAGCGACCCGCCGAAGATCGGAATGCCCGCGCCGTACTGGTCTGTCACGTCTGCGCCGTCCGTGCCATCGGCCTGATACACCAGCGGCGCGCGCTTGTCGGTGTTCTGATTCGCCAACGTCAACAGCGTTTCGTCGGCCCCGTCAATCGTCTCGTACAACGTCACGTCGGCCGTGTCGCCGCTCTGCCCGGTGTAGTTGATGCGATACGACATGATGTGCCCGTGCGCGCCCGGAATACCGCTAACCTCGCCCGTCGCGCCCGTGAGCGTCACTTCAAGTACAATCGACTTCATGGCCTAGCCCTCCGCCTCTGCCTCATCCCGGCTGACATCCGCGCCGGTCACGGTTGGCGGCAACGCCGCCTTGAGCTTCTCCAGTTCGGCCCGCAGCTTCGCAACCTCGGCGTCGTCGGTCGTGCTGGGCGTCAACTTCACCGCCACTTCCAGCACGCTCACGACCACCTCGGCGATCATCCGCGTCGAACTGTTCTTGACCAGCACGTACCCGCCGATGCCCAGCACCGCAATCAGGACGCCAATCAGCGCCAAGATCGCCGCGTCATACGGCGTTGTCACCACCGGCACCGCCGGCTCCACCGCTTGCGCCGCCACCGGCCCCACCATCAGCAGCGCCAGTACCACGATCATCAGTAGTCTGTACATTGGTTTTCGTCTCCATCCGTTCGATCCGGTCGACCAGCGGTTGAAACACCGCCTTCAACATCTCCGCCGCGTGTACGATGCCCCGTTGCACGCCCGTCTCTACGCCCTCTTGCATCGCCTTGCTGAGCCGGGCGTACCCGTTGTCTACGCGCTTGGCCAGCCCCTCGATGCTCTTGGTCAGTTCGTCGTGACGCTTGATTGCGTTCTTGTCATGCAGTTCGTTCGTGCGCCGGTTGGCCGCCATTTCCTCGACCGTCGCGCGGCTCAAATCCGCCTGCCCGCCGATAAAATCGCGCACTTGCTGTAAGGCCAACGCCGTTTCGTGTCCGGCGTCCGATACCCGCACGAGCGCCTGTATGTGCGCCTCGCGGTCTGACCTGTCGTTTTCATACCGCTTCTGCCACCGTTCGTCGTCGCGCTTTTTGTCCGCTTCCGCCTCAGCCGCCCGCTTGCCCGACGCCCGGTGCTGCATGACCACGATGCTCGACAGCGTGCCGATCATGCTGAACGACAACACCGCGCCGATGATGATGACGAACCGCGCCAACTCCGCTTCGTTCAGCGCGCGGATGGTCTCCGGCGACAGGTCCACCCCGACGCCAATCTGCGCGGCGGCCGGCTGAACCACCAGCGGCAGCAGAACTAAAAAAGCCCCGAATCGGGCCAGTATGCGCATCAGCCGTGCGCCTCCGTTGTGTGTTTACGCTATCTCAATTATACGGCAACGCGCAACCCTATCGCGCCGTGCGAAAGCCCGTCACCGCCGGCGTGCTGTAGACGTATTGACACACGCCGCGCCCGTTAGCGTCTATCCCGCTAAACGTAAGCGCCCATGCGTTCCCTTGCGGATCGCTGTACGGGGCCGCACATGCAAATGTGCCGTCTCCGACCGCTGCGTTGCGGTTGTACGCGCACTTCAGCACCGCGCCGTTGTCAAAGTACGACGCCCGCTCTACCGCAATGTCCCACCCTGCCATTGTCACCGCGCCTGAACACACCGTATTCCGCGGATGCACGCTCTGCCCCGCGACGGCCCCAAGCACCGCCGCAATCAACCCCACTGCTACGATCACACGTATGTTGCGCATATCGCCTCCTAGACGCTTGTCGTGCTGACCTTCGTCGTTGTCGTGCGTTCCAAATACAGCTTTGTGTAATGCACATCGCCGACTTCCCAGCGGTGATCTTCGCCAATGATGATGTAATTGGCGTCGTGGTCTAGCTGGTCATCAACCACGTTAATCTTCTTGCCGATGTAACAGTCCGCGAATTGGCTGTCGATGTCATACCGCCCCGTGAGGCTCACCACCTCGCCGCGCGCATCTTTGAACCGGTTTACTCGGAACTGTGCCAACCGCTTCGCCCACTTGCCTTTTGCCACCCAGCGGCTGTCGATCTTCTCGCCCTTGCGCCCGTTGGCGGCAATGCTCGTGCTGTCCTCGCGCGTGCGCGCTATCGTGTCGTATACGGTTAGCGTGTTGCCTTGCAGGCGCGCGCCGGTCAGGCTGCGCGACACGCCCGCCGAGTTGACCACCTGAATTTCCGCGCTCATGGCGTCAATGTCGTTCAACGTCGCCACAATCGACGCGCCGCTGTAGGTGAGGCTGTTCAAGACCACCGTGGCGGCGTCCGCCCCGCACCGTGCGTCATTGTTCGGGTCGGAGTAATACGCCCGGATAAGCTCCGTCGCGCCGGCGTCTACGTCGAACGTCTCGCGCAAGCGCCACAGCGTGCCGAACGCGCCGTACAACCGCGGATAGGCGTTCACCGTACACTCGTTGACGATGTTCTGGCCCCACTGGTAATTGAGGCTGATAGCCGAGTTATCGAACGTCGCGGCCACCGCTCCGCCGTCTTCGGCCGGCCCGTTGTAATCTACGAACCCCCAGCGCGTCCACCAGAACTTCGCTTGTATGCCGGTCAGGATGTCCTCTAACAGCGAGGCCGGCTGATGCCCTTGTTTGTCGCTTTCGTTCGGCGTCTGATCGAAGTAATACGGTACCGTCTCGGTTTCCAGCCCGGTCAGGTCAATCGTGTACGGCGTGTTGAAGTTGTCTGCACTGCCTTTAACGCCGTCGAACGTCAGCACGGCCGCCGCCGATGTCTCTACGAGGTCAAGCACATGCGTAATCAACGTGCTCGGTGACGCGCTGGTCTTGAGGTCCGGGAATATCTCGGTATCGGTGATAAACTTGAACCCGTCCGATGCTTCCAGCGCCGCCATGCGTTCGTAATTCGTGCCGTGTTGGGGCGTCCAGGCGTCCACAAACCCCGTCCACAACACATTTCCGTCACCATCGGCCACCTGCACAAGACGGTCGTTTACGAAGTTGCCGAAGTTCGGCCCGCTGGCATACTCCGGGCTGAAACGCTTGTCATCGTTGACCAGCACAAACGACGCGCGCCCCGCGCCGGCCAGCAGTTTATACGGTTGTGTAAAGCCGGTATTCCATTGCGCCCACTGCACATAGTCGCTGATGTTCTCGTGCTGGCCGTCCGTGCCGCAGTTGAGATACTCCGGCAGCGCAGCGCCCGCTACGATCATCGGCCCGTAAAAGTAGCACGCATCGCTTGACGCGGTGGTCGCCTCGATCTCGATGAATACCGATTGGTTGGTGTACGGCAGACTGCCGGACACTTCCATTTTGTACCAAGCCGTGTCATCCAGGTCGACTATTGTCCCGACCGCAGACCCCGGCGTGGCGCTTGTCTTGAGCCGCAACCGCGCCGACATCGTACCGCCGGCCGTCTTTGCCCAAATGCACGCGCTGTAGGTCCCGCTGGCCTGCCCGGTGATGTTGTATGTCGCCGTGCCGTTAAAGCCAATCGCGTAACGGTCATTGGTGTCGATTGCTTGCAGCAGGATACCGCTGCGGCCATAGTACGGCTGATTCCACGGCCCCATCGCGGTAAGCGCCTCGGACGCGGTGATTGTGCCTGCCGCCGTCGAGCGTTCCAGGTTCCACGCATTAGCCGCGTCCGCGCCGAATAGGTTGTTAGCGTCACCGCTGGCCCGGTGGAGTTCGACCCACCCGTTGCCGTCGAAGTCTACGCCTACCTTTAGGCTCATCTCGCCGCCCCCGCCAACGCCCGCCGCACCATCTCCGCGAACTCCTGTTCGTTCGTGCCATACGCCGTCACGTTGACCACAATCGGCTGCGATCCGCGCCCGCGCGCTTCGTTCTCGGTCAACACCTGCTCGCCCCGGTGGAGGCGCGCCATATAGCCGTCGTAGGGGACATAATCGAGGCCGGATCGGTTGCTCCCGTTGGGGGGGGGTACGTTCCCCATGCCCGGCACCGGCATCTGCTGCCCCGCTTGGCGCGTGCCGCCGAAGTTGTCCATGTAGCCCGACTGGAACTCGTATGTACTCTGTCCGCCGCGCCGTGCAGCGCCATACGGGTTTAGTATCGCGTCAATCCCCGATGCCCACCCGCCCACAACGAGGTTGGCCGCTTCACCTATTTTGGCGATCAATGACTCGACCTTGCCGATCACGATGTCGATGAAGATGCCAATCTGCCGGAACGCCTCGCCCCAGCTTTCGACAATCTGCGGCAGTAAGGTGTTGGCCGTCGTCACCAGCAGCCCTATTGCGGCGACCAACGTAACCAATGGTAGGTTCACCGCCGCGACAGCCCCGCCCAGCACGCCCATTGCCGTTCCGACCGAACTTATGACCACACCGGCCGCGGTCAGCCCCGCGCCCAGCGTTGCGACCACCGCCACCACAGCCGCAATCGTAGACACCAATTCAGGGTTCGCCGCGGCCCACGCCGCAATGCTGTTGATGATCGGTGTCAACTTCTCCACAAGCGGCGTCAGCACGTTGTTCATGAACGGCGTCATCGCCTCGATCATCACCGTTTCAACGCTGCCCTTGAGACTTTCGAACGCCCCCGCGAAGCCCTTCATACGCGCATCGGCCACGTCGGCCGCGCCGGATGCCTGCTCCATTGACGCCAGCATTCCGTCAATGCCGTTCGACGCCAGCAGCGCGCTTAGTGCCGTGATGCCGTATGCGCCGGCCAGCGTTTGCATCGCGGCCGCCTGTTCTTCCGGCGTCAGGCTGCCTAGCGCCGTGTTCAGGTCGTCCACAACCGCGTCCAGCCCGCGGAACTTGCCCGTCGCGTCGAATACTGTGACGCCCAATTCTTCGAGGAGTTTTTTCTGTTCGTCGTTGGGAGCCATCAGTTCGCGCAGCACGGTACGCAACGCGGTACCGGCCTCCGCGCCTTTAATGCCGTTCTCGGACAATGTCGCCAGCGCCGCCGCCGTTTCCTCGATACTCATGCCGAGCATCGCCGCCACCGGCCCCACGTTTGCCATGCCGTCGGCAAGGCTTGCCACCGTCGCGCTTGACGACCCGGCCGCTTTTACTAGCGCGTCTGATACGTCCGCCGCGTGTTCGATCTCAATACCGAACTGCTTCATAACGTCGGTCACGAGGTCGGCCGAATAGCCGAGGTCCAGCCCCGACGCCGCCGCAAGATTTAGCACTGTCGGCAACGTCGCTATCGCCTCGCTTGCGCTTGAACCGCTCGACAGCAGTTGCAAGAACGCATCAGCCGCCTGTTGTGCGCTGAACGACGTATCTGCGCCCATCTTGAGCGCGTACTGGCGCACCTTTTCGAGGTCTTCACCGACCAACCCCGTGCGCGCGCTGATTTCGTTCATGGAGCTTTCGAACGTCGCGGCAGTGTGTACGCCTAGCGTGCCAAACGCAACAAGCGGCGCGGTGATCTTCAACAACGACGTGCCCAGCGTCGTCATGTTGTCACCGATCTTCTTCAGGCCGCCGCCCATGCGCTGCCCGAAGTTCTTTACCGCGTCGTCCGCGCCCCGCATTGCGCGGTCAAGCCCACTGATGTCCCCAGTGATCTCCACCGCCAGGCTTGCTACTGTTGTCATCGCCTACGCCCCCGCCGCGCCTTCGCTTTTGACTCGGCCTTGCTCTTTTCGAGTTCGCGCTTTTTCGCTTTCGCGTCCCATACGCCGTAGATGTCCAGCACGTCCCGCTGACTCAACGTATCCACGTAGGTCAACGGCCAGCCGAACTCCTCGGCGATCCGCACGCGCTCAAATCGCCACAGCATGTCTTTCGAGGCCGGGTCAACGCTCCACCCATTGAAGATGTGAAACGCGACCCGGCTCATTCCCCCACGTTCTGTGTGTCGGCGACGAACCGTTCAATCACCCACCGGAACGAACCTTCGCCCGTGCCGAACATCGGCCGGTCGAACGTCTCCGGCTTGGCGGGATCGCCCCACCCCTCCGGCACCGTCACCGCGCACTTGGCAAACGTCGCGGCCATCTTGCGGAAGTCCTGCAAGCGGTTGGCCTCGAAAAAGTCTGCCATCTCGAACGCTCTGATCTTTGACAGGTCGAACTTCAGTTCACCCTTTACTGCTGGCATCACGCCGTCTCCTTGTGTTAGAACGCATCAGGGCGGCCTCATGCCGCCCCGTGCTTAGTACACGTCCGTCTGAATCTCAGTGACCGGATCGCCGTTGCCCTCAAAGCTCCACGACTGCGTAACCTCGCCGTCGTAGGGAATCGGGATGCTGACGCCCGTCACCACTACCGGATACTGGCCCTTCGGGTTGCCGGTTGCCGTGCCCGACGGCGCGATTTCCAGCGTGCCCTCGGCACCCATCACCAGCAGTCCGCCGATGGCGGTGCCGTCTTCGGCGTTGTACAGCGACGTGATGCTGATGCTGATGTCACCGATGGTCGCCTTACGCCGGCGGTAGTTCATGGTCCCGGCGGTGTGGTCGGCGGTGTCGATCGACTGGTCGATTTCGACCGTGCGCTGCAAACCGCTCAGTGTTGCCGTGCCGTCGTGTTTCTTGAAGAACACCACGGCGTCCTTACCGTTGATCGTTGGCATGGTCTGCCCCCTTATGCGTCACTGCGGAGCCGGATAACCCGCCCCGCGTGAATGTACGTCTTCTCGTTGTATGTCTCGGTGTAGCTGATGTCCGTCATCACCTGCGTGTGCCGGTTCGTCCAACTGCCTTCCAGCGTGAGCGTGGCCTCGTGCAATGCCGTCTCGATGGCGTCCGCAATCTGTTCGGCCACCAGCGCGCCGTTTGCCGCCGCGTCCGCAACCGCCTTCACCGTGTAATACACGTCGTCGTGATCGCCCGCGTAACGGTTGTCACGCCCGCCGGCCTGCACGCCGTACACGATGTACGGCATGGCCGTTCCCAGCGGCGCTTGCTTGGCGTAGATCGCCGTCGCGCTCGACAGCAGCGACGTGATCGCCGAGGTTGCCGACAGCTTGCCGTACAGCGCGTAGTCGTGCCGTTTGCTCATGGCTACTTGCCCTTCTTTGCGCGCCGCGCGTCTTGCCGTGCGGTCAGGTTGCTCGCCCAGCGCATCTCGCCTGCCACGCGGTCAACCTGCGTTGACGCCCACACCAGCCCCGGCAGCATGAACGGCCGGGGCAGGATGCGCACCGTACCGAACTCCAGATACACCGCGTATTCGACGTTCGTGAACACCTCGCCACTGAGCACCGACGTGGCGCGCGTGCTGATGCTGTTCTTCAGCGCGCCCGTGTCAACGCCCGGCGGCTCATACGGTGAACTGGGCGACACGGTAAACGACTGCACGATGTACCGCTTGGTTTCAAACGTCAGCCGACGAATGAAGCCGGTCGCGTTCTCGCGCATTTCCCGCCGCGTCTCCGGTATCCGGTTGTACTTGATGACTACCCTGCTCATGTCGTCACCACCAACACCGCGCGGCGCACCGCCCGCAGGCTGTGGTCGTCGCTGAGCGTCCGTATCTCATACGTGCGCCCGTCGAATACCACCCGGTCCCCCGCGGCGATGTCCGCCCCATACGGCACGGTTAACTGACGGAACTCCGTGTCCGTGTCCCGCGCCCCGATAACTTCCCGCGCACTTGTCGACATGGGATCGACCCGCGCCGCCACCGTGCCCACCGCTGCATAGCTGACCGAACCGCCGTACCCATAGGCGTCCGCCGTGCCCCTGCTCTCACGCTGAATCACTGCCGATCCCGGCAAAAGCTCCAGCACATCGCTTCGCAGTTGCGCGAGTTCCGCGTCTGTCAGCATCGCCATCTCCCGTAACCTCCGTTACGCCTCTTTGCCACGCGGCCGGCCCAGCGACCGCACGAACGGGCCGAAGCCCGGTATCGCCTAATTGACATCCACCCGCACCATGCGCGTAAAGCCGCCCATGCGCAGGTTCTCTTGCACCGCCTCGTTGCGGTAGTGCTTCGCCATGTCCCGCGCGTGATTGACCAACTGCGACCGCTTCAGGTCGTGGTTATCGGTCCGCACGTCGAACCGCCCCGCATAGGCCGATGCCTTGCGGCTCCACACCGAAGCCGCCGCCGAATACATCTTGTAGGAGCGCGCCGTCAGGTAAATCGAACTCCCGTCCTGGTCGGCCGCCATCGTCAGTTCGCCCAGCGCGTGATTGATCGAAAACGCCGAGCTTGCAAACGTGCTGCCCGCGCTGTTGGTCAACCGCCACACCGCCGTCCCGCTGGCCGTGCCTTCCAACCACTGCGACGGCAGCTTGTAGCGCAGGTATGTCGGATCGTTGCCGATGTAGTCGATTTCCTCAGTCAACCGCACGTCGTTATGCCACACGGCGTTACGGTCGAGTTCGTCTTGCAACTGCTGGTCGCTCCACCACGCCTCACCGTTGACGGTGTACTCCGCCGTGCCCGCGTCGGTCAGCCCGCGCAGTTCGGCGATAAGATCGGTCATTCCATCGCGCACAGCCATTAGAGTGCCTCCGCCCGTTTCATGCTCACAAACTGGAAATTTGTGCTATAATTTGGGGAACGAAAAGCCCCCGCGTCGTTGGTAGCGACCGAGGGCATGAGCGACCTACTGTGGAGGCCACTGTGAACGATACTACCCCCAAATACATCGAAATTCCATTGACCAAAGGCTATGTCGCTGTCGTAGATGCGATAGACGCCGACCTTGCCGCCTTCAAATGGACGGCTCAAGTAAACAGCACCACTGTGTACGCCTACAGGCAACCCCGCAACCCCGATGGCACGCTTCGCAAGGTGTATCTTCATCGAGTCATTCTTGGCCGTCTCATCGCGCGTGAATTGACCCGTGCCGATGAAGTTGACCATATCAACAGGAATGGCCTTGAAAACACCCGATCCAATTTGCGCCTTGCAAATCGCTCTCAAAACATGGCAAACACGAAACGGCCTAGCAGCAACACGTCCGGCTATAAGGGCGTGTCTTGGTTTAAGTCCAAGCAGAAGTGGTGCGCTGAGATAGTCGTAAATCGCAAGCGAATTGTGCTTGGCTATTTCGTTAGCGCGCAGGATGCGCACGAAGCCTATCGGGCGGCCGCCGAAAAACACTTCGGCAAGTTTGCGCACGACGGAATAGATTAGACGCATTAGCCCCACACCCCCCCGTCCGCCGCTTCATGCAATAGTTCGAGCATCCCGCCGATCATCACGTTCATCCCGTGGTTATCCGCCACCCACGCGCGCGCGTCCGTCCGCTTCAAGTGCGGCACATCCGCCAGCGCCTCGACCATCTCCGCCGGATCGCGTACCACGAACCCGCTGACCGTGTGCCCCACATGCGCGCTGCTGCCCACATCGCTAAACGTCAGCACCGGCGTACCGGCCGCCTGCGCTTCCAACAGCACCCGGCCGCCCGCGTCATCCCGGTACGGCGCGAGGAAGGCATACCCGCCGCCCAATACCCGGTACAATTCGCCGTTGTCGTTGATGACGCCCTTGTATCCGTCCGGCGGCGCATCATTCGTAAATAGTTCGCCGTAGACGTGCAGCGCGCGCCTCGCGTCCTTCGCCACGTCCACCGCCAAGTCCGGCCCCTTCCGGCGCTCCACCTTCGCCACAAACAGCAGGTGATCGCCCCCGCTGCCCAGCGGTATCGCGTCCACATCAATCCCTAGCGGCACCACGCGCGCCGCCGGCCACATGCGCTTACGGAACGCCGCCCCGACCACCGCGTTATGCGGCTCGTGCAAACATTCGTCGTCACAGATGTAATGCACCTGCTTCAGTTCCTTGCGCCGGCTCAAGACGTGGTAATGCGACAGGTCAAGCCACACATCCGCCGCGCCCGCGTCCAACAGCCCGACCCGTTCCAGTTCGTCGGCGTGTTCGACCAACGTCACGCCCGCCGGCGCTTTCGACCCCGGCCCGGCGTACAACGTCACGTCATGCCCGAAACGCACGAACCCGGCGGCGTAGTCTATAGCGACTCTGGCTAATCCATGCCCGCCATAAGGCAGACTTGGAACCCTTGTATCGGACAACACGGCGATTCTCATCAGTCTTCGCCTTCCGGTACGAACTTCGCCAACGTGAAGCGCAAAAACGACACTTCGGCCGCCGTCCGGCTCTTGTGATACGTCCGCGTCACCGCGTTAAACGTGCCGTCCAGCGCCCCGTCGTACTCCCGATACGCCGCATAGAACCGCGCCAACTCTCGCTGTAGGCGCAACCGCTTTTCGTCGTCGCTGATCGCCTCGAACTGCGGCCCGAAACGGTCGGTCACGTCACACGCCGGATTGCCCGCCCACGTCGTATCGGCCGGCAGTTCGCGCTTTGTCACGTTGCTTTCGTTGAAGACCTGCACGCGCGCGCCGATGTGCTGGCACCCGCCGACCGTCACCTTCGCCACCAGCCATGCGTCGTGCTCGATATGCAGCGGGTACTCTTTGTCCCAGCGGCAGCCCTGCACAATGTCCCCGTGTCTTATGTGCGTCCACAGTTGGCTCGAATCCCCGATGCCCACGTTATCCTCGATCAGCAGCCCGCCGCGGCTGTCCAACCGCACGCCCCGCCCGACGTACAGATTGCGCCCCAACGTCATCGGCTTCGTGCCAATCGCCAGCAGGCTGTCGCCAATGCGCGTGTAATCGCCTACCGCGAACTCCGGCACGTACACCTTCGAGAAGTCCCCGATGCTCGCAAAGTCGCCAATCACCACGCGCCGCGCCTTAATGTGGACATGCGCGCCAATCGTCACGCCGACGCCAATCGTTAGGTCATCGACTTCGAGGCGCGCGGTCGGATGCACGTAGGTCAGCAGGTGCGCGTTGACGTTCATTAGCTGGCCTTCCGCTTGCGCTTCGGCTTCTCAATCAGAATGTGCGGCTCGACCACCTCGGCCGGCTCCGGCGCGCTGTACGGCTCCGCGTCCGCCCGCTTGCGATACACCGCCGTGCGATCTCGCGCCCGTTCAAACGACCAATCGCCGCTTTCCAGCAGGTAGGCCGCCGCTTCTTGCACGCTTTCCTCGCCAATGTTGTGCAAAATCAGCCACCCGCCCGGCAGCACGAACGGCCCCCAGCCGTCCACATTCGCCAGCGCGTCGGCCGGGTCCGCGTCTACGAACACCAGCCCCACCGGCTCACACCACGACAACGCCGCGTCGGTGCTGCGTTCCCGCTTCAGAAACACGCGGTCGCCTACGCCGAACAGCCCGATATGCGCAATCGCCGCGTCCCTGTCTGCCTCCGCAAACGCGAATACGCCGCCGGCGTCGTGGTCCTCGTGAATGTCGAAGCTGTACACCGGATGCGCACTCTCCGCCGCAAGCGCAATCGCGCTGCCCGCCTGATACGTGCCGAGGTCGATAATCGGCCCCTGCGCACGCGCGCCGTAGTGCATCAACAACGCCACTTCTTCTAGTGTCAACATGACGCTATCGCCAAGCCGCCCGGTAATGTCCGTCGCCTTCATTCCGCCGCCTCCACACTCAACATCCCCACGCTGGCCGTATACGCGCACTCCGCGCAGCACGGCGGTTTCGTATCGTCGTCGCACCAGCACGGCGCGCCCGCGTTATCCGTCTCCGCCGCCCGCAGCGCCAACCGCGCCGCCGTGCGCTGTTCGTCCGTCTCTCCGTACACAATGCCCATCAGCGCCGGTTTCATGTACGTCTCGTAGATGCGCCGGTGGTCGTATTGCAACGCGAACTCCCGCGCCCGCGCCCGCAGCGCATCATCCCCGCGCGCCTCGTATGCTTGATTGAGCGCCGCGAGGATCGCCTTCGCCGAGACGTGCGCTTGTTCGGCCCCTTGCACCGTGTACTGCCAGTCCATGCTATCGACGTGCAGCAACCAGCCCGATCCGCACAGTTCCGTTTGCGCGCTGAAGTCGGTCAGGATTACCGGCGATCCCGCCGCCTGCGCTTCGACCGCCGGTATCCCAAACCCCTCGCCCGCGCTCGGCAGAACGAACACGTCCCCGGCGTTGTACATCAGGTTCAGCGAGGCCGGCGTATACAACCCGGCGTCCAGCCCGTAGTAATCCGGCAGCCGGATATTCGCATCCGGGATGCCGTAGAACTTGATGATTTCGGTCAACGCAAACCCATGCGACCGGGGGCGCGGATCGCTGTGTAAGATGAGCACGGCGTCCTTGTGCGTCTTGATGAACGCGCCCCACGCTTTCAGCAGGTTCGGCAGATGCTTGCGCGAAGGCGTGCCCTTGTTGGCCGCCGTACACGTCACCACGAACGCATCCTGCGCCAGCCCCAGCTTTTCGCGCGCCTCGGCCCGGTCAATCGGCGTGAATACGTCCGTATCAATCCCGTGCGGCACATACCACACGTCCGTAATCCCGGCCGACCGAATCAGGTTCGTACCGTACCGGCTCATGCCCCACACCGCGCGGCAGAACGGCAGCCGGCGGCGCACTTCCGGCGTTAGCGGATAGTGGTCAATCGGGCACCAGCTCACCGGCTTCGCTTGTTCCAAAAAGCCGATGTCCAACACCCACAAATCCATTAGCGTTACAAACACGTCCGGCTTCAGGTGGGGAAGGTAATTCAGCGCGAAGTCCTGCCCGTACCGGTCGCTCCCGGCCGGATACAGCGTGATATTCGGCGCGGTGCGCACGCGCTGGCCCTGCAAGCCGTAGAAGCACGAGATGTCAACCGTATGTCCGTCCGCCGCCATCAGGCGGCTGAAGATGTCTGTTTGCTGACCGTAACCAGTTTGGACTTGAGGTCCGTTGGAATGAATCAGGATGTGCATGTTGCTTTTCCCGTGGTATACTTATTGGAAAGGCGGCGTTACGCCGATCAGACAGCGGTTGTACAAAACGCAAAAGTGGAGCGCGTTGGTCGCCTCCGTGCTGGCGCGTGACAACTACACTTGCGCCCGGTGTGGCACTTACCGCGCCACCGCTGAACCCAAGTTGGTTACTCACCACATTCGCCCCTTTGCCGATCATCCAGAACTGCGCTTTGACCCTGACAACCTCGTGACCCTCTGCGAGAAGTGCCATCGTTGGGTTCACAGTCGTTCGAACAAGCACCGCGAGTTCCTAAAGTAAACGGGGGCAGCCCGTAGACCGCCCCCGTCATCCCCATGTGCGTCATGCGTTAGGCGTTGGCCGCCTGCTTGCCGAGGACGTAATCGACCTGCACGGTCAGGTTTTCGCCCGACTGCCAGCCCGATCCTTCTTCGGTCAGCGCAAGGCGAACGTATTCGCCCGCCGCTAGATACGGGTTCGTGAAGCTGGTCGAAGCCGCCGGCACATCTGCGGTCAGGCGCGAGGCCGAAGCCGTACCGCCCAAACCGCCGCCGATGGTCCCGCCGCTCGACTTGATCGCCGTCCCCGCCGTGCCGTAGTTGTGCAGCTCGATGGCGATTGCCGTGCCCGCGTTCTGCGTCTTGTTGCTCATCGCCACAACACGCTGAACCGTCGCGGCCACCGGCGCGCGCCACACGTGGTACACGTCGTTCCCGGCCGGATCGAGGTCGATGTGAAGGGTGACGCTCTGTACGTTGTTAGACCCGAACATCTGTCAGTCCTCCCCTTAGCTCGTCGGCTCTGCGACATCAGACGTGATGTACGCGCCGCGCTCCGCCCACAACGTACCGGTCGCAAAACCAATACGCGCGTTGAGTTCCGTGCCTGCCAACGAGGCGTCGCGCTGGTCCTCGAAGTACAGCGGCTTGCGCGTATCCATCGCCAGCGCGTCACGGGTGAACACCGCGCCGATTGCGTCGTCGCTGGCGTCCGCTTCGATGTTCGCCGTCTGGTACCACATCATGCCCAACCACGAACCCACAACGTAGTCGCGCATGGCCTGATTCGCCACGTCGCCCACGAACTGATAGGTCGCGGCCGGACGGCCGAGTTCCACCCAAACGTCGTGCCACTGGTACGGATGCAGCACGCAATTGGCCTGCCCACGCGCCTGATTCTGGCGAATCTGCGCAAGCGCCGCCGCCACGATGCCGTAGGTCAGCGCGTTGCTGGCGCTGCCGAGGCTGTTGCTGAACGACGGGAACACCGCGATCAGCGCCTTGTCGACGTACTGCGCCATCGCCGCGCCAAGTTCGAGGCCGGCGCTGTTGCGCACGCTGGCGCGGTCCGCGTCCGTCTCCACCATCGCGTCCGTCACGATGAACTGCGTGTGGTACATATACGGCGTGAACGTCGCCTTTGTGCTCTTGCTGAACTTGCGGTTGGTGGTGAAGTCCACACCATCGTCAACCTGCAAGACTTCGGCCGTGTTCCAGATACCTACGGTGCGCGTCGCATAGCCGGCCGCGTTGAAGTTGGTGACAAGGTTCGTCATCAAGTTCAGGTCACGGGCCGCGAATACGGCGTCTTCGTAGATCAGCGGGAACAGGCTAGAAAGATCGGAAACCGTGGTGGTTGCCATTGTTTAGCCCTCTGTTTGGAGCCTAGCCAAACGGACCCCCACCACTCGGCCCGCGCCCATACAACCGCGCACGCCGCTGTTCTGGCGTTTCGCCGCTGGGCTGGCCGCCCGGTACCGGGGTTGTCGTCTGTTTCGGCTTCTGCGTCGATTGTTCGGCCGGTGTGACAAGCGGCTTCAACGTCTCCGCATCCGCGCGAAGTTCGTCTTCCGTCTCGCCTTGCAACCGGCCGGCCAGCGCCGGCGGCAGTCCGAGGTCGGCCGCAACCTTCAACCGGAGCGCTTGCCGTTCGGCCGCCGCAGCTTTCGCCGCCGCTTCCTCGCGTGCCTTTTGCTCCGCCTTCAGTTGCGCCTTGAGTTCGTTCAGCGTCTTCTTTACGTCGTCATCAGGCCCACCCTGGGCGGTGGCCTTGAGTTCGTTCAACTGACTCTCCAGCCGTTCGATCTCCAACCGGCGCGCCTTGCTTTCCTCGCGCAGTTGACGCACGTAATCCTCGCCAAACACCTTCGGCTGCTTCTCCGGTGCTGTGGACGCTGCCCCTTCAGGGTTGGCATCCGGTGTTTCGTCAGGCATCACGCCCTCCCTTGAATCGAAAACGGCGCTCGCCTCATGCGTTGCGCCGTTCATCTACTCTTTATTGTATCTCAACTGTCAACTGTTACGCGGATTGCTCTATCAATCGCCGCAGCGCGTGTTCGAGAAGCTGTGTGCGGTTCATGCCGAGCCGTGTAGCCAACGCCTCAGCCTCGGCGAGTAGATCCGGCGTCGTGCGCCAGTCCCAGCCGCGCACCAGTTTGCCGTATCGTTCAGCGCGCCGTGCGCTGTCCATAGCCGACAGGATCACATCAGCGGGAACCGTGTCGCCGTGCGCCGTGCGGAACTCGCGGACAAGCTCGCCGTACTCATCCGTGTGCGCGTCGGCGGGTCCCCAATGCCCGTGACGGACGGCGTAGACGGCGCTGGCCGCGAGCTGCGGGTTTGCGCTGGCCCCGAAGGCAAACATGCCCCGGTAGTGATGTTCGTTGCGAATGGCGTTCATGCTACAATCCTCTCTGCCGGTGTCTCCCGGCACAAACCGCCCCCGGTTGCACGAACAGCCGGGGGCGGTGGTCGTCTAGATTACAGATCGGCGGCGGTGGAGGGGCCTGTGTACTCGGTTTTCATCACCATCATTAGACACTGTGCGCGGAACCCGCTGTAGAAACCGTGGGTGTCGTCGCGGTCGATGCGGACCCCGCGAGTAACCAGATCGCTCGCCCACGCGTCTGCCATTGCATGTCCTACGCGTTCGCTATCGAAATACTTGGCTGTCGCCATATATTCGGCGGCGGCCTTCGCGCCGGCGATCATTGCTGCGCCATACTGCAGGCTCTCGTCGTTCATCTGGATTTCTACGTTTTCGATGTCGCTGAATGGGTTGTACAAGTTGCTGGTCATTTCGGTGTCTCCCGTTTGCAGAGGTCCGTTTGTTTGCCTCTGATATACCTATAGTACGTCATTGTACGTACCATGTGAACCCCAAATATGGGGGATGCCGTTTACGGGTTAGCGATACCAGTCAAACGCGGGATCACCACTGCGAATACCGTTAAGCACTGTTTGCGCTTCTCGGATACGCTTCAATGTGGAGTTCAGATCTTTCTGTAATTGACGGTCTGCCCTTGCCGAGTTGTTCGGGTTGCCTAATCTGAGGATGAGATCCGCCCGGCGTCTTTGCAGACCGCGCAGTTGTGATTCTTTTTCCGCAATAGCGGCGCGTGCGCGGTCTGTTAACCCGCGCCCCCCCCCGCCGCCTCTACCGCTGCCACCTGCCCCACGTCCCATTATCCTATCCCCCTATCCAGCCGGCCCGCTCAGCTTCGCAAACGCCACCTCGAACGAAATCCCGCGCCGCGTTGCCGTCTCCTCGATCCACCGCCGCAGCACCGTCGGCAGCACCAAACGCGCCTCGTATGCGCCCGCCTGCTGCTTGCGCGGATCGTACCCCCGTGGCAGCAGCACGCGGCTGTCGGGCGACGGCGCGCCCAGCTTCCAGATGTCATGCAACCGGTCGACATCGGCCTTCACGTTCATGTGCAGCGGCCGTGTGATCGCCTCCAACTCGCGCCACGTCAGCACCACCGGCTTCCGCGGGTCAACGCTTACCTGCTTCGGCGTTATGTTCATTCGATTGCCTGTTTCCATTCCTTGACCACAACCTTGTCACCTTCTTCGGCCAACATCGAAATGACCACATTGCCGTTCCGCTGTTCACCGCGAACAATGAGTCGGCCATAAAGACGGCCGGTATCGCTATCGCGTGTCTCGACTATCCACACGTTCCGCCGGAACCGCCACAACCACCACCGCCGCCATTGGTGGGCTTTTACAGTCACATTCAATGTCCCCGCCATCACCGTACCCTCGCTATCCCGCGTACTGGAATATCAGACCAATCACGACAGTGGCAAGCAAGATTGCAGCACACAACAGCAGTATGCGCGGCAAGTGCATCCCTCTCGCCTTGTCATCTTCGCTCCACTCCGTAAACACTCGCACAATCCGTTTCATCACCGTGTCCTCGCAATTCCCAATTCGCGCAATGTCGCCTGCCGGCGCATCGGCCCGTACACGTCGTTCTGATACGTCACGCTCATGCGCGACCAGTCCACCCCGCCGGCCTGATACGCCGCGAACATGCCCGGCCCCATCATCTCGCGCTGACGCACCGCGTCCAGCCCTGCGAACCACTCCGGCCCGCGCTGGACATCGTTCGGCCATGTCGAGCCGCGTACAATTCCAATTGCAGAACACCGACCCCGATGATGGTCGTTCAGTTCCTCGGACAGCGGGAACACCTGCCCGTGCAGGCTGAGGCATGAGAGACATGTGCGTACGTCTCTTGCGCTCCACCACATCCACCCCGTCACCACGTCCGCATTGGCGCGGTACGTCTCGTGCGTCGCGCGCCGGTAGGCGTACAGTTGTGCCGTGCGCGCTGTCGTCTCCGCCCACACTTTCGGCACGCTCACAATGTAGTTGCTGAGGATGCTGGCGATCCGCCGCGGGTTGTAGCCTTGCGCCAGCCCGTACAGCAGCAGATCGCCGGCCTTCCCGCCGATGTCCGCGCCGAACCGTGCTACCGACGCCTTAAACGCCTCGCGCTCGACAATGCGTTCTAGCTGGCGCAACATCTCCGCCGTCGGACTGCGGAAATTGGCGAGTAATGCCCCGTCTTGCGCGCCGATCATGCCCCGCGCCGCTTCAATGCCGAGGCTCACGCCGTCGATTACGCCCAGCCGCGCCAACTCCGCCAATTCGTCGGTGAACTGCCCGCCGGCCGCCGCCACCATCGCCGCCGCCCGCTGAATTACGTCGCTGGCCGATGTGCTGCCCGTCTGCAATGCGCGCGTCAATTCCGTTTCGGTCAACTGCAAACGCACGGTCAGGCCGGCCGCGCGGCGCAACCATGCCCGCGATACCAGCGCGCCGAGCGCGTCACCGAGGCGGCGTAGGCGCGCGTGCCAATTCGTCTCACGCAGCGGGGGCGGCAGGTCGGTCATTCACGCGCCCCGTTCTGTGCCGGCACCCCGCCAAACCCGCCGCCCCGTTCGCCCGCGCGCACAAGCACGTTCGTCAACGCTTCGGCCTCGCTCTGCTGTTCGTCCGTCTTGCGTTCTTCCTCGATTTCCCAATTGCGCCCGCGGTCTTCGGCCAACGTTTGCTTGCTGGTCCCTAGCTGGCTTTCGATCTGCTGTTCTTGCAACAGTTCGATCCGGTTGACCGGCAGCATATCCGGCCACACCGCCACCGGCTTCTCAAACCCCATGTTCAGCACCAACCCCATGCGATAGATTACCTCGCTGACCAGTTCGCCGAACGTCTCGCGCATGTTTTCGGTCAACTGAATCTGGTCGTTGTACAGCATCCGCAGGCCGAAGTTCGTCAGGTTGCCGATCCGATCTTTTACCGTCGCCTGATCGACCACGCGCATCTCCGCGAAGAACTGCGTTTTCACCTCGCCCAACATGCCCATGCTGGACGATAGGTCGCTGTTCATTTCGAGGTTGAAGACGTTCCCGCCTTCCGGCACGGTAAACAGGCCGTCAACCGCAGTCGGTTTTACGTCGGGCGGCTCAAAGCCGATGCCCACCGTGCGCGGATGCGCGTGGAACTTGATAATCCGTGCCGTATTCGACGCGATGAAGTTCACCGAATGGTTGAGGTCGATCATGCTGTCAGACAGCAGCGGTTGGCCGTAGTATTCCCACGGCACCGTCAACGTCGGCGCGTCCACAATCGGCGCAAACGGCCAGCCCCAGTCATCCGCGTTCAACGGCTCCCACGCCGTCTGATTCTCGCGCATCCGGTAATCGAGAATGCGCCAGCCGCGGTTGTAGTCGATCACCGTGCGGCCGTACTCGTCCTCGGTCGCATCTATGAGGCTGACCGGCACCACGTCCTGCCGGTAATGCCAATCGCCCTCACGCCACTGCGCGCGATACCACAGCGGCTTGACGCGAAACCCGCGCCCGCGCTCCCAGCACACCGTCATAATCGACGGGTCCAACACCGACGCGCGGAACAGGCCCTGATCGTCGACGTACAGCTTCACGAAGTTGTGCCCGGTCAACGCGCCTTCTAACGCCAAGTCGCTGAACTGGTCCATGAACTCCAGTTCGTACAGGTCGTCAACCGCCCGCTGCTGGGGGCTGTCGTCCGTTTCGTCGTCATCCGGCGTCAGGTCGAGCTTTTCCGGCTCGCCCATGAACTCCAGCGCCTTGTTGACCGCGCGGCCGGCCAGGTTGTACTTGATGTTGTCGTTCAGCTTGCCCGGCTCCACCACCAACGGGTCAGGATGCCGTCCGAGATACCACTCGCGCCGCTTGGCAATCGCCGCCGCCCGTTCGCGCCGTTCCTTGTCGATGGCCTCGTCGGTCTGTTTCGCCCACGTCCGGTCGTTCGGATCGTACTTGCGTTCTACTGCTGGCATATCTACCCCCCGTGTCCATAAAACGGATTGGCTGCCAACTGCGGCGCAACCCGACTGTTTACCGCCATCACCGCATAGCGCGCCGCGTCTAGCCCGTGGTCGTCCTGCTTCACCGGCTCCTCTTTGCGCACCTTGTCATTCCACACGTACCCGCCGAACTCGTCTTCGGTCCGCACCGGCTGCTTGCCCGCTTCGAGGTTCATATCGCGGTCGACCAGCGCGTCACGGAACAGAAACAACCGCGGCTTGCCATCTCCCGCCGGCGTCAACCGTTCGCTAACCGCCTGAATACCGGCCAGCACCTTCTTGTTGGCCGCTACGGTTGCGATCCCATGCCGTGCCAACGTCGCGCGGTCTTCGGCGTCGTGATCGGCCACCGTGTACTGATACCGTTCGCCGGCGCTCAGGTCCTTAATCCGCGCGGCGTGGTCCTCGACCAACGTTTGTGTCTTGTAGATTTCGCGGTACATGTACATGCGCCCGTCCGGGTCAATGGCCCACCACTGGGCTACAAACGGGTTCGTATATCCGAAGTCAACCGACCGGATGCGCCGCCAATCGGCCGGAATATCGAACGGCTCAATGACGTGCATCCCCTTGTCCCACTGCGTATACACCGCGCCCTCCGCCATCACCCACCGGCCCAGCAGGTAACGCTCACGCCGCACGCCCGTCAACGCTTCCAGCCGGCTCATGTACCGCGTGCCGAGTTCCGTAATCGTGCCGTCGGCGTGGTAGTACGCCGGGTTGTCTTTGTGCGTCGTGTACAGCATCGTCAACGAATTGCGGTGCAACAGCCAGTGGTCGGGCCGGTCCGGGTTGCAATCGCCGCGCAGCTGCGGGTGCGGATACGCCAACGTGCGCCCCAACCGCGAGTTCAGCAGTTCCCAGTCGTCGAGGCTGATTTCGTTCACCTCGGAGACGTAAATAATGTCCCACTCCGACGACAGCACGCGCCCCGGCCGGTCCATACCGGCGATCACCATCATGGAGCCGTTCGGATAGCGGTAGGCGTCGCGGTGCTGCCGGGTTGCGCCCTGGCATATCGGGTTATCGAAGCCTAGTACATCGCGCTCATACGTCACCAGCGCCGTTTCGGCCAAGTCCGCTTTCACCTTGCGGATGATCAGCACGCGCAGGTTCGGATGCGTCCACATGGCGTCGTTGATGTACGTCAGGTTGGCGCGCGTCTTGCCCGTGCCCGCCGGCCCCGACAGCACCATTTCGGCGTCGTGGTTGCTGAGCGCCGCCAGGTTCCCGCCGCGAAACTCGACCCCGCGCGTAGACGCCATGCGCCGCATGTCCGCGCGCCGTTTGGCCTCGCGGTATACGTCACGCATCAGCGCGTCTTGCGCAGCGGGGGAGAGGTTGAGAGTCATTCGGTTAGCGGCCTCCTCGAAGCAGCTCATCAACACGGCGGCGACGCTCTTTGGGCGTCAACAGGTCTAGCCGTTGCAAAACCAACGAACCCATAGGGCGCCGGCCGGCTCTTATAGCGGCGGCCTCATCACGCGCCGCTTCAGCCGCAATTCGTGCCTCAACAAGCCGATTCGCGTAATATCTGCGGTCTTCTTGGCCGCGATAGTTCGCGGGAATGACTCTCATCGCTTCCGCAAAATCAGCTTCGGCTTCTGTTAGCGCGTTGTTGTAACGGATTTCATTGGCGGTCTGTCCCCCACCGCCCCCGCCTCGTCCACTACCGCCTGCCCCACGTCCCATCACTCACCCCCTATGTGTTCTGCGATCTGATTCACCAACTGCTCGAATACGTCCGACGCCTTCACGCCGGCGTCCTCAAGTTCTTTGCGCCAGTCGTAGTCCGTCGTCATGCTCTTAAAGCCGAACATCTCCCGCTGGCTGTCCATCGCCTTCAATACCGCGCTCAGGTTGCCGGCTTGCCACCCGGCGCTTTTGACTTCCTCGTATTCGGCCAGCAGGTCGGCGAAGTGCTGTTCGATGTTCGCTTGCGCGTTCTGCCGCCATTCTTCTTTGAGCGCGGTAATATCCTCGTGGATCGCGTTGTGTGACCACGCCTTGCCGGTTGCAGGGTTAACATAGCCGGCCGCCTCTAGTTCCGCACAGATGCGGCGGATTGTCAGCTTTCGACGCACAAGCGAGGACACCAGCTCGCGCCGTTCCTCGATTGCCCGTTTATGCTTCTCGCTTGCTAAACCTTTTCCCATGTCACACGTCTACCCGTCACCCACCAACGCCTCTATCCGCTTATCCGGCTTCTTCAGTTTGCGCCGCATGTATGCCGGCGGCGGCGGCAGTTCGATCCCCAACAGCGCGGCCAGCATGGCGCCGTCGAGATACTTGTCTCCGATCAAGTCCCAATTCACCGCGCGCAAGAAGGCGTCCTTTTGCTCACGGGTCTGAAAGCAGATCGCAAACCAGAACTCGCTGTCGGTCGCCAGCTTGTAACGCGCCTTTTCCTCATACGCCGTGACCTGAAACGCCGTCTTGATCGCCTTCACTTCGGCGTCGGCGTCCGTCTCCGTGTCGCCGGTGTACTCGACATCGGCCAGCGGATTGTCTACGGGGTCGCTGATGTCCGGCGCGTCGTATTCCCCAAGCACGGCGGCGATAGTGGCGAGGTTCTTTACTGCCATCCTTCGTACCTCGCAATCTCCAGGTCAATCAGCGGGAACCATTCCCGCATTACCGCGTAATCGTCGGGCGCGTACTTGCGCACCGCCCCGCTGAACTTGTAATCAATGGCGTCGAACGAACAGCCGAACCAGTGATAGTCCACTGGCAGCTTTACGCCCGCGCCCGCTATTGTCTCGATCAACTGGTCTTTGCTCATGTTCGCAATCGGGCCGAACGTGCGCCGTTTCCAGTTGATCGCCCCGCTTTTCTTGTGGTTGGCACGCCGCCACAGGTTGTCTTGCATGCGCGTACCGTGGGCCGTCCATGTGTCGTCAGGCAAGCCCGCCCAGCGCGCCGTAGCGCGGCTGCAATCGTCATACGTCCACTTGGGAAGGTTCATCGCCTCGATAAACAGCAGGCGCTCCGCCGGTTGCCAGACCATCTCACGCAGCATCTTGTACCATTGCGGATGCGGTACGCGGTAAATGCGTTCGCCAAACCAGTCCTCGTAATACTTGAGGCTGTCGTCTACGAACGTCAGGCCCGGCACGATCCACATGAAGTAGGGCACAATGCGCTTGAAGTGCGGCCGCAGCTTGAGCCACGCCGCGATGCTGTCTTTGCCCCGGCTAAACGACAGGAGTATCGTGTCGGTCTGCTCCCGAATCAGCGCAATCACCTCGTCATCCGTCAACGGCGTGCCGTCGGGATGGAAGTTGCGCCCCGTGTCCGTTGATGCCATCCGCCGCGCCTTTCGTCTGTCTCTATTTTACGTCAATGGTCAAGCGTAGGCGGCGCGTTCACGCGCTCTCCTCTTTCGTCTCGATCCCGGCCATGTCAAACAGCGGCACGGCGCGCATCACGATTTGGCGGAACCGTACCCGCTGCCGTTCCATCGCGGCCTCTTTGCCCGCCGCCACGGTCTGCTGCCACACGCTGTAGAACGTCGGTTGATAGTCGGGCAGGGCCGCGTCCCGTCCCATTTCGCGTACCGTCCGCATTACCGCGTGGGCGTCGTCGCAGCTCCAGAACGCCAATTGTACCGCCCGCGCTTCCGTCGGCCGCACGCGGTTGGCGTCGGGCGTGTCGTCGTCAATGAAGTTGGCGGCGGACCAATGCAACCGGCCCGCCCGTTTCTGCTCCCGGTCCTCACGAGCGAGCGCAAGGCATCGCCCGTATGGTCCGCTCTCCCATGCCTTGCGCGTCGCGTCGTCCATTTATCCCAAGTCCTTTACGGGCTTATCCCAAGTCGTCGTCAGGTAAAGCGCCATACACACACCCGGTTGACGACCGCTTTCGCCTCATCAAGCGTGCCGGCGACCCCAATACAATCGCAGCCCTCGTATTCGTAGCACTTTTCGACCGTGTAGACGGTCACGATGTCCGTCATATCAACCTCTGCTGTCCGGCGCGGGTCAACTGTTCGTGCCGCTTGCGCGCCCGCGTCTTGCGCGCCTCCGCAATGTGGTGGTCGAGGTCCGCCGCCAGGTGGCACGCCTGACAGAGCGC